TTCATAAGAATCATCACTCAAATTAAAGGAATATACTTTTGCTTCACCAATTTTAGTTCCATTAGCAGCATTTACAGAATTCTTTCTATCATTATGCAAGTCTACTATGTTATTAGCACCGACTCTAAGCCATGGAGTACCATTAACATTGTTTAATCTTACTAATGTTCCAAATTCAAATGGAATATTTGAAGTTGTAGTAGGATCAGTAGTTCTTGGTTTATTAACATCTAAAACAGTAGTTCCAACACTTTCAATATCATACCCTCTAACATATGCCTTTCCAGGTGATACGGTAACTGCCATTAAATCATCTGATGGAGTATTTTTATCGTCTGTTTGCTGTTCTGCTACAAATACACCATTATTACCTTGACGATCATTTAATGTCTCTTTAACATCAATGTCATATCTACCTACTGTATAATTTCCAGATTCTTCATAAGTTCTCTTAGCAAAGTAGTCTTTAATTAGAGAATATTGAGTCTTATCTTGAAGTTTCTTTATTACTCCATTATCAATTCTTACTAGTTCAACAAAAGATTTATCATCATAATCAGTTAAAAGTTTTTTAGACAGTATAGTAGATATTTTTAATCTATCTGCACCTGGTGCCGCATAATTGGAAAATCCTTTAGCATTATCATATAAAGAAGCATCATCTTTAGCAGATATGATTTCTTCTGATATTGTTAAACCTATTCTATAAGATGGTGTATTTGTATAAGGATCTAGAACAATATTATTAGTTTCTACATCTACAAAAGTTCCTCTAATAAAGAACACACCTTGCCCAACAGAAGCAGCACTACCAACTGAAGTTGCATTTTCTGATATAAGAGTTGCTACAGTATCTTCTGCACTAATTGTAGTATTACCATATGTAAATGATGATTCTATAATTAAAGTTTCACCATCAGTAAAAGGAACTACTTCATTAGCAGTACCAGATCTAATATATTTTACAAAAACTGTTGGATCAGTAAATCCAGCAGATTCACTAATATTCTCATATCTAGTAACAATAGCAACAACTTCAGAATCTTGTCCTCTAAGACGTTTACCTACAAGATAAGAACCATAAATGGATATATCTACACCTAAATGATCGGAATTTAATTTAACAGCAGAATAATTTACATCGACGTTAATATTTCCAGGAATCACCATTGATCCCTCTTTGAAAATATGACTACCAAACGACTCTACTTGATTTTGTAGAGATGACTGTAAAGCAGTTAATTCCCGTGCTTGGACTGGGTGCCCTGGTTTGAATAAGACTCTATAGAAATTCTTATACTTATCAAAGTCATCATAATAAGGACTTATATTTAAATTCGTTTTTTGTGGCATTGTACTTTAGAATTCCAGAATAATTTTAACGTCTTCTTTTTGTCGAGAATTTCGATTAATTTCAGGACGATTATCGATATAAATTATGTCACCTGTGCCTTTATTTATCTCAGGACTTGCAATCCCATTTGTAAACTCAAGCCCCAGAGAAATAAGTTTAGTTCCACTAGGATTAGTATTAATACCAGTGAAATTACGATCTATTGTTCCAGTAAATCCATCAGAACTCAAAATGTTGTTAATAGTAATACCACCTGGAGCATCAGTTTCAAATGCTAAAACATTTCCTGATGTACTAATACCAGCATGATCTTTGCTATCATATGAAGTTGGATTTAAGAATAGTGTCCTATCTTGTGTATATTTAAGGACTTTTGTTTCTCTGTCGTAAGAAGAAACATAACCCTGTGCAACACCTTTAGATGTTGTTTGAGTAATCTTCTTTCCAATTTCAGGTCTTGTTGTATCTTCACCAGAAACTGATGAAAACTTAAATGCACCTAAAGATGAGAACTGAGGACCAGTAAATATTGAACTTGCGGTTCCTATTGTAGTAGGATTTTTAACTACTCCAATTTGTCCGAATTTAGTATCAACTGGAAAATCTCTTGTAGAATCATCAAATCTGGCATAAACCAGTACTTTATCAGCACCCAATTCAGTGTAAATGTCATTACCATGTCCCTTTGCAGGAGGTATGATAGGAATCAAATTAGCATTAGATGTTCCAACACCAACAGGTCTAATTGGACCCAAATCAACAACACCAAAACTATATCCTTTACCACCAGCAGAAATTACTGCATTTGTTATATTACCACTTGAATTGACATCAACTACAACTTTACCACCAGAACCATCACCAAGAATATTCAATTCCCAAGAACCTGTAGAATATCCTTGTCCTCTATCTTTAATATAAACTTGCTTTATTTGATTCTCATTAACATCAGAATCCCCATTATTTCTTACAGATGTTATTTGAGTATCTGTTGTAGTATTCCAATCATTTGGTAATGAAATATATTCTGTTGAATCAAATTTTATAATATCACTAGGACTAATAGTAAAAAGATACTTCCATGTATATCCATCAGCACCATCACCTGCTTTAGTAGGTTCTAAATCTGTAAATGATGGTTCATTTAAGGATGCATTCCCAGTAGTTGAGATACCAGAAGCACCATTATTAATACAAATATAAACTTTAAAATCACTATTAACTACATAATAATTTGCATCATATAACCTCGATGAACCTGTAATTGGTGAAAGATTCGTCAAACTATAATCATGACGATACATTTCATATTTTGTTCCTCTTGCCCAAGTAACCTTTCTTGCTAACCTTCTTACATTACCAGACGTAATCTTTTTACCAAAAGACATGTTATCACCAACAAATCCATGATAATCAAAATTATCTACAGGACTAGGTGTTGAAGTATCCCAAGCACTATCTTTACCATACCCAGGATCTTTAGGGTTTGATAAACCTACGAAAACGAAATATGAATTAGAAGTATCTGTAACGGAGTCAACAAAATTACCCGCATTTAATATTCTAAATTGATCTGTTACAATTGCAGCCATTTTATCAGCTTTTTCCTATATTTATACTACCCAAGATCCTTTCTGAGAGCACCACTTGATCTGATACCAAATGTTCTCCTCTGAATGGTTGGGAATGTGGTTATTCCTGATGCAAGTATCTTACCAGTAACAGCGACACCGATAGGTGAAAGTCTGGTTGAAATTGAATCAGTATCTAAATCATCAAACTCTAATGCACCCCAAGAGAATCTACCGACTCCCGCATATGTACTAATACCACTAGTAGTATTAGCAGTTGCTGCTACTCCAGCAACATTAGAACCAGTTTTAACTCTACATGATATTTTACCATGTGTAGCATTAAATCTAGTGTATGTATGTACTTTATAGACATTATCTATAAATGTTGTTCCAATACCAACAACAGATGCTTCTGCACCATCAATTGAAGTAACACCATGTCCTACACTAGTACCACTAATGTAAATTGGATATCCAACTTTTAGAGTAGTATCTATATCTTGTCCACTTTCACTCTTATGAATATCAAAATTAATAAACAAATCACTATTAGTATGTGAAGTAGTAATTCCAGTAACAATACCAGAGAATCCTAATATAGTGTTAATACCAGTAATAGTTTCATCCGTAGGTGTTGTTGGATGTATAACAAGAACATTTGGTGCTGCAGAATGTGTATATCCTGCTCCTGGACTGGTTATGTTTGCAGTGCCAGATAAAGCACCATTAACAACTGGAAGAGTAGCACTTGCAATACCAGTGTAAACTGCATTTCCACTACTAAAGGTAACACCAAATCCTGAAGGTTTAGCGATAGAAACAGTAACAGCAGTTCCAACATATCCAGAACCACCACTGGTAACTGTTAATGCACTAATTGTTCCTGCTGCAGAAACTGTTGCAGTAACTGCTGCTGATACTGCAACATCTGGTTGCATGATTAAAGCAGAAACATCACCAATAGAGATTGAACTTTCATTCTCTTCATAATTGAAGAAATATGCATCATCGACATAAATTGTACTAATTCCAGTTGCAGGTAAATCACCAATAACTCTAGCAGTTGGGTAAACTAGGGGTTCAATAGAATCTCTTGTTTTGTAAATGTCTACACCTTCAATGTTCTTATCAACCTTCTGTTTGCTCCAATCCATAAGTCTATAATCAGTCTCATTAATATGTTGTCCTGTATACATGTTAGTTTGTACTTTATCAGAACTAGAAATACCAGAAATTATTCTTGGATCTTGTCCTGATACACTACCAGTCGTCTTAAGTTGTAAAGTATCACCAGTTTTTACCGTTTCATTAATATTAATATACTTACTATCAATACCACGAGTTCCTCTATAGAAGAATACAGAGACATTATCTCCCTTATTACCTTCATTATCAACACCTTTAGGTGGTCTTGAGAATGTAAATGTAGTACCACCATCAAATGTGTAATGTTCTCCTGGTTCTTGAATAACACCATTTACAAAGATTAGTAATACAGCATTCAGATCAACATCTGCGTTTGATGTTTCAAAACTTAATAAATCACCATTGTATTGAAGTGGGAAACGAACTCTTGTTCCATCTTGAAGATCCTGAATAGAATCAATGAAATCTAATTCACCGAATTGCCATGAGGCAAATCCATCAGTAAATGTATCTAATACTGTCAAACTAAAATCTAATTGAGGTGTTGTAAGATTTCTATCAGTAACAAGTCCAACTGGTTTGAATACATCACCAGGTTTAAATCCATATCCTGGTCTGACTATATTAAAGTCATTAACTTCATATGTTTCAATAGCTGATATTGTTCTACTTGCAGGTAAAGAATTGGAGTTATGTGTTAATACAACAGCAGTAACTATTCCAACAAGAGTATTAATAGAACCTGCAATAGTTGCACACTTAGGATCTGCACTATCTACAGTTATACTATTATCAAATGTCTGTTGCTTACTTGTTTGTGATGTAGAAGAAACACCAACATTAACTGTAATTGAAGATGTAGTTGTAGATGCAATTGATATTTGCTTCTTATTCCAAGAGAATGGATCGCCTGGACGTGGGTATAATTGCTGATTTACACCTTGTGGATTGGCGTTAGTAGCGTCTCTAGTACACTTGAATCCTAATTTACTGGTTCCAATACCAATACCACCATTCGCCTTCTGAATACCAGCAGTTGCTGAAGAGAAAGTATGTGCAGAAGTATCTGGAGATTGTCCAATATTAACCCATATTCTATTTGTTGATACCTGATGAATTGGCAACCATACACCACTTACAGGATCAGTAGAGCGAGGATATGAATGTGTAGTAGTATGATTATCTCTAGCACATGTAAATGTTACTGAACCATCTGCAATCTTAATATAATCACCAACTGAACAACCATGTGAATTTATAGTAAGTCTTAAAACACCTGTTGATGGTGCATAAGTTGCTGTTGTAGGAGCATTTAATGTTGTTGGTGCAAGTAATCCATGATTAGAACCAATATTAAGTACTAAATCACCAGTTCTAGAATCATATGAAGTTGCTTCAGCACCAGCACCAGCAACAACACTCTTGAATACTAATGGTGATGTACCAACAGTTACTG